TCTCTAGCCCTATCTCGTAGGATTCTAATATTATCTTTGATCTCTGCATCGGCTGAAGCGGAGTGAGTCAAAAAGTCTGCAAATAAGCGCCCTGTTTTAGCGCCTGTATAGCTTCTTCTATAAGGCAATCGTTTCTTTGCAGGTTTTTCTTGTCTAAATATTCTGTTGTACCAAGCCATTATCTAGTGAACCTCACTTTGATGGTGTTGCCTGATCCTTGATTGTTTTTGATTCTTGCTTGTTTTACTTCTTTAAGCCATTCAGCTTTGTAGTGATTCTTGAAAGTAAGCAATTCATCAATTGACATTCTTGAAAGTGATCTACCTGCAATAGACATTGAAGATTGATCCATTGAAGCCCTATTTTCTACTACAGCGCAGATTGCATCATATACAATCTTAGCGTGACTTCTTACTGATGCTGATGTTGCAGCGTAATTGTCCTGAAAGGTTGTAAAGCCCTCGCCAACTTTGACTCTTGCGCTATCGCTATTCCTAGTAATATTAGCAACCCAATTGTACTCACCCTTCGTATAAGAAGCGGTAGCGGTAGAAGTAACTTCAACTTTGTAGTCATCGCCATCAGCAGTAGCAGTAAAGGTAATGTTGGCTGGTGTAGAACCATCAACTAAATTAAATTCGTATGTAAGTGTGTATGCGGAATTAGCATAATCTGTGCTTAACTTAGTGTCTTTCCAAGCCCAAAAGTCGCCTAGCTTTAATTCAAAAGGTACTTGGGTTGGATAATTGTTTGAATCAAAAGCGTTGCTCAAGCAAAATTCCTCAAAATATGTAATTACATTTCTCTACACCTAACATTATTAGTCATAATGCAAATGTCAACGATATATGTTTGGAATTTACAATTATTTTTTCCAAGAAGTAGCAAAATTAGGCATATTTTGTCGATTTATGCGATTTTTTTGCACTTGTGTCCTGTTTGGATCAGGTTCAGTGGCATTTCCTGTTAGTAAACGCTGTTCTATTAATTCAAAATTTGGATTTAGGATGTAAGCAGCAGCTAAAGCGTAACAAATTGTATCTAATGCTTCGTTCCTCTCGCGTATCTGCTTCCAATACAAAGTTTTCTTGCCTTTTACAAATTTTACGAACCTTTGCTCGGCTGTTAGCTGGTTAAAATACTCTTGATCCACTGATTCAGGGAAATGTAGTGTGGTATAGCCATATTCTGATGCTAACCTCGAATAAATGACCTCTTTTGCGGTGTCACTGCCTACTGGATATAAAATGTGGTTCTCTTTTCCTACCCTTGTTGGCTTACCAACTACTGTTTTACCGCTTTGCGATTGACCTTTAATTGCAAAAACTCTTCTACCTTTTCTTGGTTTTGTAAAAGCATAGACCTGTTGGGTTTGGAATCCTGAGTCAATAGTGGTGCAAGCTATACTCATAGTCCTGCCTGAATGAGTGGTAAATCTTTTCATCAGGTATTTATCTAGCTCATTCCATACATTCATGTCACCAGTAGAGCCATAAATGATGTTGTAATCCACAACCCACATTTCATAATCGTGTGAAAAAGCGACAACCTGTGCTTCGATGCGATTTTTCTGAATATCAATCCCACATGTCAGCACTAAAGCTTCATCAGGTATGGTTTCAGCGTTGTAATCCTCTCTTCTTGCCATTAATCCTTCAGGCTGCACTGCTTCTTCAGGTTCAGGCTGCCAAGTTTCTGCTAATGAGGTATTAATAAATGTTTTTAGCATTTCAGGCTGCTTTTTTGCTTCTAAGAAGTTAGCTGCCATTGATCCCCACGAACTAAACACTGAATACAGCTCATTTAAGTGAAATCCTGCTGTTTTCTTGGTTTCTTTGGTTGCTCGCCACTCTCCATGCTTCAACATCCAATATTTCTTTGATTCGTTAATTACACATCCGTTTTCGCATGTGTATATAGCTGTTTCAGGCTTATTTTCTTCCCAAACTACGTTTGACCACTTTAATACCTGTTTTGTATTACATTCAGGACATGGAACGTAGTAATAACGCTGATCGCTTTCCTCAAAAGCTGCTTCTATCCTACATAAACCTTTAATTGTTGGCGTGCTGCATAGATATATTTTACGGTTGTAGTAAGTTTGCGTTCTTTTTTCCGCTAAAAGCACTGGGTCTCCTTCCCCTGATACATTAGCTTCCATGCGGTCAACCTCATCAACGCATAAAAGTCTTATGCTTCTACTAGCTAATGAAGCAGCACTATTAGAGCCAGCCATATTTAAAGTAGTACCGCCTGTAAACTTTTTGGATAAAACAGTGTTAGAACTGATTTTTGATTTTGGTTCATTCATACGCTCTCGCAAGACTGGCGTATCGCGTAACATATTGGCTAGTTTTTCTTTACTGTAAGCCTGCGCCATTTGTAATGTTGGCTGCATTATAAGAACTGGTGATGGTTGTAAGTGAATGGTATAACCAACAACATTATTTAAAATCTCGGTTGCACCAACCTGTGCGCTTTTCATCCAAACAATGCGCTCAATCTTTGGATCATTAAAAACATCCATGATCTCTTTTTGATATGGCGCGTAATCCGTTCTATATTTACCGCTTATAGCCGATGATTCAGGTGATAGATACCTGTATGTATCAGCCCATTCAGATATTAGTAATTCAGTTGGCGGTTTCCACAGACTTTGTACTTGATTCAGCACGTTCTGCATATTCCGTTGGTATTCCATCTTGGCTTAACTCCTCTAACGCTTCATAAACGCTTTTCTTTATTAATTCTTCAGCTTCAGCAAAATTCTCTACCCCCAAAACCTGATGCGCTAAATTAGTTGGCATGTTTAGTAGTTTTGCTTTTGCATTACTAACAAAATCACTCCAAGTAGTTCTTACCAGCTCTGCTGGTATTAACTTAGCTTCTAATTGATTGACCTCTAACTCAGCTTTGTCAGCTTGAAACTTCTTTAATCTTGTTGACTCTTCAACTATGTCTCCGCTATTGCCACTTTTAGTAAAGTGGTTAGCGCTTTTGCGTAGGTGGTTTATGTATTCAATTCTGCATACATCAAGATCAACTGGTGATCTGCCCTTCTTGATACTAAATACACCCTTTTTCACCAGCTCAGATACTGATTGAGGTGTCATTGATAAATGTTTAGCTAATTCTACTTGCGTTGCCATAAGT